ATAGAGCCACAACTTTGGACAAAAGAAACATCTACTGCAGGATTTATATTTGCTTTCAAAGTAGTTAAAAAAATATTTGGAACTGTTACGGTAGATATGCAAGTTATTCCAAGAGACTCTAATCATTTATCCAACGTTAGTGTTAATAGTGTACAATCGAGTGAACAAGATTCAATAGATTCTGGATATACTGCAAACACTTTCGATAGATCATTTAGTATAAATGGTAGTAATGCATTATTTACAAATGGAATCGTTAGTGGTTCATCTCAAATCTCAGATTTAACAACTCATAAACAAACAGTTACTGGTGCAACTTCATATGTAGTAGACCACAACTTAGATGAACAATATCCAATAGTTCAAGCATGGAATACTGTAACTTCAAAACAAGAATTACCTAATTCCATAACAACAAACTCAGTAAATAGGGTAACTGTTGATTTTTCTACAACTTTTGCAGGAAAGATAATCGTAAAAAAATAATTTATGATATACGATGTGTATTACACAACTGGTGGAGGCCCTTGGGTAAACGCTGGTACTGATACGTGGGTAAATTTATGGTTAGAGTTAATCGTATCTAAATTAGATGTAAAACCTATACTTCTTTTACATAGAAACAAACCAAAAGGACATGATAATTTTGAATTCCCAATAGAATCTCATTGGCATGGTGATGATATTGATAAATTTGAAGAATTATGTAATGGTGCACGTAGAATTAATATATTACATGGACATTATACTCCAATGAAAGTAATAGTAGAGAATAAACACAAAATACATTCAAACATATTACATAACTCAGTAGATCATATATTAAAATCATCAATGGGAAATGATAGTTCATTTGCACAACACCCATACATGGATTCGGTATGGGAAACTGAAATAAATGAGATATCAAGTCATTCTATATGGGTTGGTTTATTTGATATCAAGATAGAAAACAAAAATATACCTAATTTTTACGAATTTAAACAAAACTTACCATTATCTGATTCAAAACGAATTGGATTTGCAGCAAGAAGTGAGGGTAGAAAGAATCCACGTTACTTAGATGGACTTCCATCATATGTATTCACTAATTCAAGTGAATTTAATGTTCTTTGGAAAAACGGATTGAAAATGGATACTCGTAAAATGAAAACTTATCATTATAAGTCTGAATACAGAGATAAGTTCTATAATATGGATTGGGGTATCTCACATTCATGTTTTAATAACGAACCGTTTGGATATGGTATATTTGAATCAGTAGATTATGGTAAATTACCAATTTTACACAAGACTTGGTGTAAAGATTTTAATTATCCTTACCGTGCATCATCTAAAAAAGAATTTGGTGATATTTATAGAGAGTTAATAGACACTCCTTATGAAGAAAAGAATCAATGGTTCTTATCTTTAAAATCATATATGGAAGAGAATTTCACAAATAAGGATAAGTGGATAGACGAATTAGTTTATATTTATAATATATAGGAAACAAAAACATGGCAAGAAGTTCAGGAGATACACTTAGTTTAAATCAATTAGCAGGAGCACGTGGAATTACACAGAATGCAAATGTATCATTAAACGCAATTAATAGTTCTGCAGGAACTATTGTAAAGATAGATGATTATGGAATTGATTCTGTAAATTCAACTTTGGGAGGATTTACATATGCAGTAGAAGCTACTGATGAAACATATGATATGAGTTTTACAGGAGCAGGTTCTAAGTTTAATCAAATATCTTCAAGATATCAAAACTTTACTTGGTCAGTAAGTCCAGCTTTCAATTCTTCAGCAAATACTGCTGGTTTTTTAAGTATAGCATCAAATTCAGATTTAACCGCTGTAATTACAGTTGGTTCAATAAACCCACAAGGAGCAGGTAGTCAACAAACTTTATTAGGTGCACAATCACATACACTTAATGGAAAATTTAATGATGGTTTTAATGACCACGCAACAAGATATAATACGGATATATCAAAAACTGTTTATGCAGTAGATTCATATGATGGAAACTCAGCAGCATTATGTTTAACAGTAGATTCACCTGTAACATTATCAGATGGTACTATTATAGAAGTTGGTGATTTGGAAGAAGGAGATGAGTTGAGAGGATTTTCAATCGGAGGATTAGGAACTGATGAAAGTACATTCTTAGATTGGTCAGCTAGTTCGTTATCAACAACGGCGGAGGATGTATCTGTTGAAAACTTAACATATTCATTTGCTAGTAGACATTATAACATAAACGATGGGGAGGTAACTGCAACTGCAGAACACCCAATGTTAGTTAAAGATGGAGCTGATGGTGAATATAGATTCAAAGAAATGATGAACATCGATACAGACGATAAATTAATTAAAGAAGTTTCGGGTAATATTACTGAAGTTGATGTTACTTCTATTGTTGCTGTAAATCAAACGAGAGAAATAGTATCAATCGATGTTGAAACAAATGATACATATTTAGTTAATGGGTATATAACTCATAATAAAGGAGGAAATTCACATTCGGATGAAACAGGTGGTAGTGCACCAACATCATTAGTATGGACAAATGCTACTCTTAAATTATCTTGGACAGGAGATGGTACAAATAATGTATATGATGTACAAATAGATAATAATGCAGATTTTTCTTCTCCATTGATTAGTGAAACATTGTGGTCAAACGTATTTTTACAAACCACAGAAATAGGAGATTCATTTGATATTGGAACTGGTACTAGATATGCAAGAGTAAGACAATACGCAACAAATGGGTTATTAAGTCCCTACTCAAGTGTACTAACATTTACAGTTAGTTAGAAATAAATTAACGTTTGGGAAAATTCTATATATTTATATATATTACATAACAATTCAAAATAATAAAAAAAGATGGCGAAAGCACTTAAGTTTACAAAAGAAGAAGTACAATCGATAACCGATTTAAGACAAGATGTTGCAAATGTATTTACAAGATTGGGACAATTACAAATCGAAAAGAAAAGAAGAATCGATGAACTTGAAGTAGTTGAACAAGATTTATTAAATCAACACTCAGCATTAGTAGAGAAAGAACAGAGTATGTTTAAAGGTTTAAATGATGTATATGGTGATGGAAATTTTGATCCTGAAACCAATATATTTACACCAGTAGAAAAAGATTCAAAAGTTACTAAGGAAGAACAATCATAAATTGGTTTTTAGATAAATTAGATTATACTTATATAAGAGTATCAACATTCAACACAATATAACAAGGAGTAAATAACATGGCAGAAAAAATTGTATCACCTGGGGTTTTTACGAGAGAAAATGACCTTTCTTTCTTATCACAAGGAGTTGGCGAAATCGGAGCAGCTGTAATAGGACCTTTTCACAAAGGACCAGCATTCGTACCAACTATTGTTAACACCCAATCGGAATTCGAACAAATTTTCGGTACACCTGATGGTTCATACTATACAGGATATACCGTACAAAACTATCTTAGAGAAGCAGGAACAGTAACTATTGTTCGTGTGGGTCATCAAGGTGGTTATACACAAACAGCACCAGTCGCTATAGTAAGCGTTGATGATGCAAGTAACAGTCAAGTAGTGGGAACATTATTTGAAACACATTTAGGAAGTGGAACATTAGCAGGATCATCATTAGTTGCATCCGTATCAGCATCCGCATTCGCAATCACACTTGTAGGTGAAGCTGGAATATCAGCTTCTATTAATCCTGCAGATGGAAATGATATAGGTGATGTGTTTGGAATCAACCCAAGAGGAACTAAAGATGGATACGTATATAACTACTTTGAGAAAGCATCAGCTGATGCAGTTGCAAGTGGACAAACACAAGTATCTTTAATTACATTGGCAGACCAAGCATTAACTAGTAATATGCAACATTCTTCTACTCCATGGATACAATCACAATTAGTATCTGGAGAAAGACACAGACTTTTCAAATTACACACAATAGGTGATGGTACTGTTTATAATAAAGAATACAAAATATCTATATTTAATGTAAAAGCAGCCGGTTCATCAAATGCAACCGATTATTCTACTTTCTCATTAATGATTAGAGGATATAAAGATACTGATAAAAGAAAATCAGTATTAGAAACATATAATAACTTAAACTTAGACCCAGCTTCTCCTAATTACATTAAAAAAGTAATTGGTGATAGAAACTTAGTTATTGATGCAAATGGAAAACAAACTGAAAATGGTGATTACCCTAACCGTTCTAAATTCGTAAGAGTAGAATGTGTTGCAGAGGGAGCTCATCCTATCGTTGCTGGACCATTTGGACACGATAAGTATTACAACCCAATTTTTGTTGGTAATGTTGGTGCACACGGATTAGGTGAATCAATTATACCATCAGTATTATTTAGTACTGGTTCTGATGCTAACACATCTTCTAAAAATGTATCATTTAGTGGTATTGATTTAGAAACTGCACAAGTTAAGATAGATAACAACAATTACCTATCTCCAATACCTACATCAGCAACACAAGGTGGAAACACAGTATTTGCATTTGATGGAACAGTAAGTGTAGTTGGAGGAACTAAGGCATTTGGATTTGAACTTACCGGTTCACTTTCATCTGATATGAACAAAAGACAATTCTCAGTAGGTTTCCAAGGTGGATTTGATGGAATAGACCCAACAATATCTATCGATTTAGGAGCTAGTATATCAAGTGGTAACTCACAAGGGTTCAACTTATCAACTTCAACTGCAGTAGGTTCAGTTGCATATGTGAAAGCAATTGCAGCAGTATCTAACCCAGATGATTTTGATATCAACTTGGTATCTGTACCTGGAATCGTAAGAAGACATCACTCATATGTATTTGACAAAGTTGTTGATATGTGTGAAGCTAGAGAAGATGCATTCTTCATTGGTGATTCTGTTGGAGCAGGTGATTCAATATCACAAGCTATCGAACAAGGAGCAGCAGTTGATTCTAACTACGTAGGTACATACTACCCATGGGTTAAAACAATTGATTCAAGAACTAACAAGTTAATTTCAGTTCCACCATCAGTATTGATGCCTGGGATATATGCTTCTAACGATGCAGTTGCAGCCGAATGGTTTGCACCCGCAGGTTTAAATAGAGGTGGTATAGTAGGTGCTATATCTGTACTAAACAGATTAACACATGCTGAAAGAGATGAATTATATGAAGGAAAAATTAATCCAATCGCTCAATTTCCTGGAGAAGGTATTGTTGCATTTGGACAAAAGACTCTTCAAGATAAAGCATCAGCACTTGATAGAATCAATGTTAGAAGATTGATGATTAAAGTTAAGAAGTATATTGCTTCAACATCAAGATACTTAGTATTTGAACAAAATACTTCTACAACAAGAGGTAAATTCTTAAATACTGTGAATCCTTATTTAGAAGGAATACAACAAAGACAGGGATTATATGCATTTAGAGTGGTAATGGACGAGAGTAATAACACACCTGATGTAATCGACAGAAACATATTGGCTGGACAGATTTTCTTACAACCAACTAAAACTGCTGAATTCATCGTGTTAGATTTCAACATCTTACCAACTGGAGCATCTTTTACGGCATAATTAATTAAAAACTAAAAATCTATATATTTATTAATATAATAGGAGAAAAACAACATGGCAGAAGTATTAGAATTTAACGATATGTTTTATACCAATTTCGAACCAAAGATGAAAAATCGTTTCATCATGGAAATCGATGGTATACCTTCATACTTAATAAAAACAGCAAATAGACCTTCAATTCAGTTTGAAACTATAACCCTAGACCACATTAACGTTAAACGTAAATTAAAAGGTAAGGGAGAATGGCAAGATGTAGAGATTACATTATTTGACCCAATCGTTCCAAGTGGAGCTCAAGCAGTAATGGAATGGGTGAGAACATCACACGAATCTATTACAGGTAGAGATGGATATGCAGATTTCTATAAGAAAGATGTACAAATCTACATGTTAGGACCAGTTGGTGATAAGATTGAACAATGGACTCTTAAAGGTGCATTTATCAATAACGCAGTGTTTAATGATTTAGATTGGAGTTCAAATGACCCAGCAGAAATCACGTTAACATTATCTTATGATTACGCTATCTTAGAATTCTAAGA